TAAGAACCCAAAAAGACCAGCCAGGGGGCTGGTGAATGTAAAGAAATTAAACATAATTACCCACTAGTTAAAACCACATAAAGTGTAAACTACTAGTTTCGAATGTAAAATACTTATTCATTCTTTAACACCAAAAATATGAGATACATGATCCGGCCTCCCGGCCGTTTAAATTTTGGCCAGGTGAAGCGGTTCATTCTCGTAAAAATGACTTCCCTTTAAAGTATCTGAGAGTTAATTAAATAAATGAGCATCTCAGACAAGATACAGAACAAATTGCTATTTGCACCATACCGTTATGTTGATAGAAAAATGGTCAATCTTTTTATTACACAGCGATTGACTCGTACTGTGTTTTAGTGTCTTAAAGGATACACTAATCCTAAACTCAACTCAGGTTGCACGCCTAGTGGAAGGAGGTCCTACCAAATAGTGATAGGTAAAATCATCACCAGTTGCTTCATAGATGTTTGCATTGAAATTGCCACCCGAAGTAAACAAATTCTTTACGCCAACATCGTTAACAATAGCTTCAGTCCACAAAGCTGGATTTACTCCCACGGGAACACCAAACACATTACCGTAGTATGGGCTCGTGACTTCGTTATTGGGATTATAACCATCTTGAAAGACTTGAAAACCTCTTCCTTGGAAATCGAAATTTGCACCAGTAGTAGGTATGAAACCACCCAGTGGTGAAATTACATTACCCATCATGAGCTGAGTACGCTCAGGAGACACTGCAAGAATTTTGACATTCACCGCACCACGTGTATAAGTAAATATCTCTGACATCCAGTGCATGAAATTATAACCTATTGTGGTAGCGATATTTGGCAAGGTACGAACACCAAGATTATACGTGGAAGCTCCACTTGCAACTATCGAAATAGTGTAAGTGTAAGTTGGACGATTTGTCACCTGTTTAATATGAGTTACTGTATCCACATTGCATATACCGATCTCCAATGAACCAGTAGCGCCCTCTTGCAGTGGGGGATGATCACGGGTTTTCATCTCCATCTGTGTTAACCCCTGAGCTTCTAGCATTGGTACCTCCAATTCTTCAGCAAGAGGAGCAATAGGAGCAATTGTGGTAAGATTGACAGTAGTAGGCATTGCCAACTGAAAATCTGGACCAGCAGATATCCACATATTGAAATGAACAGGAGGGATAGGTAAAGAAGCATGAGTCAAGTCATTGATAACAGTGACTTGTAGAGTTCCCAAACTCCCAATAATAGATGCAAAATCAGCTTGATTAGGTCTAGTACGTTTCCACGGTTGATCATCGATGTATGGAATGGTAAAAGAAATTTCAGTTTCATTTTGCAAATCAATGACTCTGTTAATGCATTGTTGATGATCCAATGAAGATAATACACCATTATCTTTTGGCATAAAACTAATGCGAACTCGGCCCGAGTGAAAATTGGAGCACGTTATCTGCATATCGAATCTAATTGATCCTCTCCAATATTCACACGTAGAAGCAACCCAACGCAACATCGTGTTAAAATACCTTTGAACTGAACCGTCTGTCTGTGTATGGCAAACCATTGGTGTGACTGGCGTAATGAATAGCACATCTTCTGGGGCGTCATTCCCAGTCCATTCAAAAATCGCCAATAACGAGGGTGTAGAGGCAATATGAAGCATTTGCATTTCAGCCTTTGATCCTCCCAACGCGTAATCGAATGAAGAAACATCAGCAGAAGGAATCAATTGCATTTTGGCAGCCGTATCCACACCCTCCGTATTTGAAAAATCAGGTCGACGATTCATACGGGGAGCTGTTGTTTCCAGTGTATTTGGTTTACAATAACCAAATTGTTCTGCCACCCCAGCTACAGCATTAGTAATAATAGCTAAAGCTGAAGACCAAATTCCAATTGAAGGTACAACTGAAAGATATCCAAGGGCGGAAGTTACTGCCTTCGCAGGTCCAGAAATAACACCAGCTGATGACTTCGCGATTGCTTCATCCCGAATAGTTTTTCCTTGAGCTTCGAGACCGGCAAATGCTGTAACAGCAGGCACGAGCGAATCACTGAACAAAATTTGAGCTGCATGAATAGGTAAATTCACAGCTCCAGTTTGCCCAGCGAGTTCAACGTCCTCAAAATTGCAAAAGACAGAAACAGAAATTGGAGGAACCGCAGCATCCAATGCCAGTGGGTTCAGTACCCAAATCTCCAAGATGCCCGGACTCCGTACATTTATATCACTCAAATTCATAAATGCATTAGGATACGCAAATGGCACAACAAGCTCGTTGACTTCATTCTCAGTGGGAGAAATAATAACATGAGGACAAGCACTAGCAGTCCAGATATTATCTCTGAGAATTTGTTGGGCTTGCAACATACTCCCTGCCATTGGTTTCCAGCACACCAACAGTTTCCCATAATGAAAGGGAGTACCATTGATACGCACCCCAATACGCATTCCAGCTCTAAAGTAAGAGAAATTCTCCAACTTATTACGAAGAACTGTAGTAGTAATCATATCGTAATACACATCTTGGCGCAACAAGCGTGTTCCTGCTGCGGAAGTATCGTCCCATGTGGTATTTGAAATAAGACGAGGACGCTGCAAAAATCCAAACAGTGTATCGTGAGTATATGGGTTCATCGAATACCGAGGGGTTGGTACTGACACTTGCATGTCAGTGAGAGCACTTTGCTCAGAAAACATTGTAACCTCAATGTTAGAAGAGGGGCCGTTTTCAGATTGGTCGACCGCACCAATTTTATTACTTGTTTCAGAAATCCATATAAATAGAAACGATACTCCTGGATGAGAGAGTCCGTCACATATGTCACAATTGTCAAAAGCGACGAAAGATTTTCTACTATAATAGCACTACCGTGACAAAGGCAAGATCACATTATAGATGGACTGTTATTTATAAAGGTGCTAGTCATACATACAGTTTGCCCAAACTGGCTATAGACACCATAGAGTGCCTAATAAATTAGGCTGATTTCTCTAGGAAATCCCGTACACGATGCCCATAACTAATGGGTGTGTACGATAGCTTCTTTTTGGCACATATATCCTGAGCTTTCTTCAAGAAGAATTCATACTCAGAACGTCCTCTGAGAAACATTTCTGATTCAGCCGCTTCTATATTACCTACAGTAGCCGCTTCGTAGTCGCCACACTCTTTGATCCAATTAGTAATCTCAAGAATGTCGTCTACGTTCATTGTTCCCACAACCATATTTAAATCGTTGTGAAAGTAAAACTTGCGCTTACAAAAAGATACAGTATTTCTCCCAACGAGAGTTAAATCTGTTCCCTTATTAGCATTCGTATAAACCATACCAAAATCTTTCTTGTATATAGGCGCTATAGTTTCACCGTTATACCATTCTTTGACAGAATCTTTAACAACTCCCATAGAATCATCTCCATACGTGACCAATTTTACGTGTTCACTGAAAGAAAGTGGATTGGTACCATGCTGCTGTGCCAATTTATAATAGATATATCTATGAGTCAACTCATTGATGTATCCATTTATATGGACTGTAGCAAAATTACCACTGGTATTGCCTTTTCCAAAACTCAATAGGACTCTACCCATAATATGGACTGGACCATCAAAGCACTTAGAAAGGGATTTTCTCACCAATTGACTCTGTTCGAAATCAGGATCATATTTCTTGTGACGTTCATACCAATTGCATGCAGCTATAAAGAATCGTTCAATTAACATCGAAGATAGCGATATATCATAGGAGGAAAAATCTCCGTGCAGCCAATTATGCAAGGATTCCTCCTTAGTAACCCCTGCTGTACAGAAAGCATAGATTTTGGCAAAATCCGATCCACACAGATTGGCACCAACTTTAGAACCCAATTTGGCGGAATTTGCAGTTAGGAAGGCTATAAAACCACCATAATAGCGGCGGCACAACACCAATAACATCGCGTTACCTGCCGAAAACATGCGCGTTTTCCCTTGAACAACCTTAGCTATATCTCGACGCTCATCTTTCAATGAAGCTGTGAAGATATAAAAAGGAACTTTCCCACGTTGCAATTTTAATTCTTCTGCTTTCAATTCGCGAAAGAATCCCTTGGTATAGTGAATGGCTTCACCACCCCCCATATCAACAAAATCCATCAAATCCTTCTTTCCTGGTTGTTTCCTATATAAAACATAGGGATAACCACTAGAAGTTGAAAGATCAATAGAATTGAGGTGATTGGAACCCGGAAAACCATTTAAAGTCTCCTTATAGGAAAGAGTTCTGGCATAACCATACGTATCCAAGGACGCATACATATAGTCCATTTCCTTTGAAACTTCGGCAAGAATATCCTGATCAAAAGTTCCTGGGGTAAGTTCTGCCTTAGCCAACGCATTTTTCATGGGACTAATCCCATCTGTGATTTTTAAAAGTGCTGGCTCAGTCTTATGCACCTGAAAATCATTGAATACTAGACTTTCTCTCAATTGAGACTCTTCTGCCATGCGGACTCCAGAGGTCGAATCGACCTGCCCCAGCAATTCAATTTCATCATAATTTGCATACTTATTTGCAAGATTTTCTGATATTGGTTCACAAGGGGGAAAATCAACTCTGCGATGTTCTATTCCCAATTCACACAACATCTCCTGGATGATCTCTCTAGTTACCAACTGCGACAGACCAACCCCTGATGTGGGAGAACCAGCAACATGCATTCCAATTATTGAACCTTGTACATGTGAGTCTTTGTGGATCATAATAGATCCACAGAGTCCTTTCTCGCTAAAGTTATCATAACCAAAAGATCGATGTGGATGGTAAATATCATCATCGCACTTATACGGTGGACTTTCCTTTACATACCTCGCGTTCTCCAATGTTATGCTCTCAGCAATCAAAACTCCACGAGAATTTACTCTAGAAGCGACCATTATAGCATTATTTAAACGTGTTTCTGGCACATCCTTTTCAGCTATAAAGTAATTGACTATAGATCGCTTTGCAGGGATTGTATTTTTGAAATCAATAATGGCAATATCCATCCCTGTAGACGCGTCTGCTTGGATCCAAGTCACCAAAGTAGCATCAATTTCACGGGAAAAATTCAAAGAAGAAACTTCCAACTTCACTTCCTTGCCATATTCCTCCAGAGCATTCTGTAAAAATTTAAGAAAGTGTACAGTGCACAAATATGTTCCCCCTGTTAAAGCAATAGCCCTTTGAACATGCTTTCCTCCAGGTATTATAACGGCAATTTTACTACAATTACTATAAATATTTGTAGCATAATTGTCGTCTTCCATAGCCTGGGCCACATATCCTCCACGAGTAAAGGAACGCCCTTTCGCTGGATCAAACTTAGATATTTGGCGATTTCGCTTTTTGTTCATGAAATTATCAAATTTTTCACATGATTGTCCTTCATGATCTCGAAATGCCCAATGCATCCGGTCAATTTTGGTTTTAACGGCCCATGACACAGAAAAGATAGCCAAAATAGCTAGAGCTGCGCGAACATGCTCTATTTTGATCCCGTAATAGGTGTTTTCTCCATACCAATAATTGCGCAATCTGCAAAATCCTGTGGCTATCATGCCAATACCATAACCACCTTCCTCACGATTCAACCGATTGATTGACGATTGGAAAGCTTGTTGTGCTTGCAATGTGTGAGATGTGGTTCTCTTATATCTTCCTATAAAAGAAAAGAAATCCGTCACACCAGCTCTAGTAAGCTTGCAGACATCATCCCAAGACAACCAGAGAACAACTCTGCGCCCCCCAATATGATGCAAGGCGGGAAAAATTCCTTTATCGCCAAAACCTTGCGCTTCGCAATCTGTCATATCTGTAGCGTAAACAGGGACCTCTATAGATTCCTTCCCTGTTTTATATTCAAGATTTGTTGGTAAAGCATCATCGGCATTCATGATACCCACTGGTATTCTCTTGCCTTTATGCTTGGCAACAAATTCCTCATTAGCTCGCAGAATGTCAGTTTGTTCAGTATGGTGAACCCGAGCTTCCTCAGATATATATGTTGACATGTCCTGAAAGGTGAATTCCTCTCCAGTACCTATTAACTTGCATCTAAGAAAATAAAAATGTACTTCCGTATCAGACATTTCAGGGGGAGCGTTTTCTCGCATCTTTTTGCGGTTCGGAACCCCCTTCTCTACATATTCTGGCGGAAACGACAATTCCCAGCGTGAATTGAATCTTCTCCAAAAAGCTTCTGGACAAGCAATATTTAAAGATCTCTCTTTTTCTATATTAGTCGTCACAGCGATGAATTTAGAGGAAAATACAACTTTTCCTTTCGACTCAACAGCAGCCATATCTAGAGCAACTGGTGAAGAATTGCACACAAAGATAATCTCCTCGGCCAACGAAGAACGCTTATTCACGTCCTTATTTTGGAAAAGGTCATCATAAAGAGTCATCATTTGGGAGTTATACCCCTCCCAATATTGGGAACTCTGGCACCTCGTGTAGATGAGATTGCCTTCTTCAAAACCATAGTTAAAATCAGAGTTTAACTGAGCAGCAAGCCGATTTAATGATGTTGTCTTACCAACACCACTACCACCAGTAAATTGGAACATATATGCGGGGGAACGAAATTTCGTAGTCCTACTATAAGACAAAGCCATAGCATTCATCTTAAAACTCTTTTCGAACAAATACTGGAAATACTTGATAGTATTTGCCGTAGTAGTCTTCCGTTGTTGTGCCAACAACAACAGGTCTTGTCCCCTATTATGATGATCAACCACACGCTTGCGACAAGCGGGATTGATGGCAACACCAATAAGTGGGTCATCATACACCTTTTCCAAATCAAAAAGTTCCTTGATCCATGTATCATACACAGCATCAAACGAACTAATCAATTTCTCGTAATCTGGGTCTACACCCAATACGTTTACTTGAAACCATTCAAAACCAGAATTAAGCATTTTAATAAAGAATGCAATTAATTCAGGAAGAGAACTTGTGGCACGATACGCTTTGTTAAGTGCATCTTGCCATTTTGAACCAAGTACGTCCATAGTCTGGACTTTAGTATCAAACACAAACCCGTACATAGTCAGAATCACACGCATGAGCATAGACATAGTTTCCTCCGGGATGGAATGAAAATCTTCCATGACGCTTTGACCCACCAGAGGGTCCTCAGCGTCTCCATTGAAAAAGAGATTTTCTGGAGAAATTGGTGCATCTGAAAAACTAGCTAGCTTACTCTCTCCTTTGAAAGACTGTTGAACCCTTTGAATTGTTGCGTTCAGGGCTTGCATATCGACTGATTGCAAGCTTTCCGCTGTTAAGTCGGAAAATTCGACAGCCCTTAGGGCTAGATTAACCATAGCATTCACTCGTGCGTGGTTGGATGGAGTAGTAAAAATCATAACAAAATTGAAGGAAATCTGAGCCCACATAGCAGCTTTTGATACGGAAAAATCCTTACCCACTTGCTTCAGAAATTCCATAATGGCTTCTGAGAGAGGATTAGATGATTCAGTCAAACCCTGAGCTTCATAATCCCTTGTGTTGTACTTGTGATCGCGTCGCATTTGACGTTCACGATCTTTAAGCATAGTACGATGATAATTCGAAGATGCATATGGATCACAAATAGTAAAAGAATATTTGTGCTTGTCATCCAATATCTTTGAGGTCATAATCGTTTCTGCAAGTTTCATCCATCGATTTTCATATTCTACACCACTTGGAAAAGAATTTAATAATTGACGGAATTTCCACGGTGATAGCTTATTAACGCCAGATAGAATACTGGAAGTCCGTGGACCCCCAGCTCTTTCTGGATACAAAAATAAACCCTTGAGCGTGGAAGGCTCGAAATTTTTGTTTTGGGTATTTTTAGATGAATCTTGAGAGACACCAAGAGACATCTTGGATTGTGCGTGCATTGTCAACAAAAGCAACAACGCACAAGCAGTAAGTACAGTTTAAATGTACACGTACGATACGTCAGGTGAAATACGGCACTTTCCCTTTGGAAAGAATTTGAAGTTCCTTAATTTCACAATAACGAATTAAACGATTGATACTTGTAAAGTACTTAGTTGCTATAGTGTGTCGTTGTTCTGTGAAGAATACACTAGGATAAGTGTAATTGAATTGTACACATATGATACGCTAGATGAAATACGGCACTTTCCCTTTGGAAAGAATTTGAAGTTCCTTAATTTCACGATAACGAATTACGCAATTGATACTTATAGAACACTTGATTGTTAATAGCAGTTTCTTGTCTTATAGGCAAACCATCCAGGGATTCACAGCACGCAAGAGCTAAAAGCAAAGACGAAAATT